CTGACTACTTCCTTGATTTTGTACTCATACATATCAAACCGTACCCCTATTACCTAGACAGTTGCCCTTTAGGCAAAGTTCTGCAATTGTAGCTGACTGGTTTGTAGCCTTTGTAGTACTTGTGTACATCACTCGCCATACCCAGCGCCCTGACTTTACATGTACGCTCTATGTCAAACCACTGTTGCCCTTCAAAAGTTACGCAGATCTCCATGTTGGATATCATGCAAGCAACAACAATCGCCTGATACATCTACCTCTCACGTTTTAGGTCAGCCTGTGTGTTTATACGATAAACATTCACTTCGTTTCTGTCGTTTGCAATCTGTTCCTGCAACCGCTGTCGCTGCACCGCCATGTCATAAGCCTGCTGTAGCTTGGCCTGATCAATCTGGAAGTCCATCGCATCGTTCTGCATCTTACGCTGGATCTCTTGCGTATCGTTCTGTAACTCCTGCTGACGTATCTGAACCAAAGGATCAGGTTGTGTCTGCGGCTTGAGCATAGGAGCAAGCTGCTCCATCGTGTCCGCAATCTGCTGTGCAACCGCCGCTTCAATAGCATCTGGATTAATTTGAGGTATAGGCTCACCTAGCTCCTGCGCCTTTATTATGCCCTGCTCAAACATATCCTGAATAACGTCACGAGCAAAAATAGCCAGATGATCCTGTACATGCGCCTGCAAAACACCAAAAGCCTGCGGATTAGCTTGAATGGCAGGGGATTGAATCATGGCAACATGCACACGAATGTGCGCCATGCTGTCCTGCTGCGGGAATGCCTGCAACTGTTGACCCTTCAAAGCCATCGAGTTTTCCGTTGCCGGATCCATAGGTTGTGGAGGCTGCGGTGCTGGTAGGATAGCGTCGATGTTCTTGACATCCAGCGCATCATACATCCGGCGGTAGGCTTCATACAGATTGTGCATCTGCGGTGCGGCCTGCGCTAACTGCAACTGTGTCTGTGCAAGAGACAGGCGCTGCGCCATAGAAAAAATCGACGGGTCAGATACAGGGAGGATATCTATGCGCCCGTCGAAGTCCTGTGCCATGATAGCGGGGTTGATGTTTGCCCCGATAGCATATGGATACGGCATAGGATTATTCTGAAATATCTCAGCTAGCATACGGAACTCATTCTTCTGAGCGTAATGCAGCCGCTTGTGGATACTTGATATTACTTTTGATCCCTGCTCGATGAGAGCCACTGTAGTTCCCACGGGAGCATTGGAGTTGACATCTGCGACCTTGGTGTCCGTAACCTGTGCAAATCTTCTACCCGAATCAACGACCACCCCAAGTAATTGAGCCAGCGTTCCAGAAGGCTCCTTGTAAGGGAGTGGAATAATAGCATTGCGAATATCGCCGCCGGGAGCATCAAGATCACGAAACTCACCCGGGTTAACAGGCTCATCGTCATTCCTGATACGAACACCACGAGCCTTGAAACCACCCGGTAAATTGGAGAGTGTACCAGCGTCGATAAGTTGCCTGAGAATAGATGTAGCAGCACGGGACAGCCCTCCTATCATATGCAACAAACCAAAACCATAGAACCCAAAACCGGGCAGAAACTTGAAATGTACAAAGTACTGACGCTTCCGACGCAGCGGATCCTGCTCACGATAGTTTCGTACTACCGAAAGAATCTCTCCCGAAGCTTCGTCCATCGTAACAATGTAAGGAAGCTTAATGCCTGTTGGCTCACCTTCCGCATCCATATCCTCAAATCCCTCAAGATCCAAGTCCACATGGATTTCAAAAAGCGTAAAAACTTCGTCAGAGTAACCTGAACGTAACCCCTGAATTTCATCAGCCTTTCCACGAATTGTTGAGTCAGACTCGTCATCTTCGCTTGGAGATAAATCAACATCTCTATATATCCCTCCTACCTGCATCTTGCGGATTTCGTTCTCACTCATCCGAACAACGTGAGTGTACCGCTCCGCTGTCCTCAAATCAGACGCATGATACGGAACAACCAGATCCTCGGCAGGAACAAACTTAGATACCGCCCTCTGCTTCGTTGGATCAAAATAAACCTTCTTAAATGTAGAACCAGTAATCGGCAGATAAAACAACATCTGATCCGTGTCCTGATCAAACTCCTCCATCACTTCCGTAATCTGGAAGTTCATGAAGTCCTTCACACGTTGAGCCTGCTCCTCAACCTGACGAGATTGCTCACCCAAGATCTGCGTCTTTACAGGACCGCCCGGTGGTAACATCTCTTTATATGCCTGCGCCTGAAACTGTGTAATCGCCTCAGATAACAAAGGATGCGTTACACCACTGGCACCCGCGAACGGCTCAGACCGCTCCTCATAATTAATCCCCAGTAACGTCAAGCCCTTGGATATGGACTCTTCCCATTCAGAGCGACTATCACGATCCTCATCAACTAACCCCCCAAGATCAGACGACAAAGAACCAAGCGTAGACTGATCTAGAACCTCGGCTAAGTTTGCATTGTGATCATAAACCTCGGCCTCAACCTCAACAGCCTCCTCCATACCAACAATCTCAATACCGGGCGGAAGCTCTTCCATACCGGGCAACGGTACTTGGACCTCGGTCATGGCCTGTTCAGGCATTGCCGGACCACCCGGTCCCATAGCCTGCTCCATCATTCCTGCAATCTGTCTTGGTTCAATAGCCATTAGAAGGTTCCCTTAAATGTTCCGCCGCGCTTTTTCATAATAGCGCCACCACGTTTCTTGCCACTCACGGCCTTTTCATACGCAGCGTCGCCTTTTTTCATAAGCTTTCTGGCCTTATTACCCAGATAGCCCGTTGCACCAGCGCCAAGCGCACCTGTCCCATACATCAAAGCTTCACCAATCTCTCCAGCCATAGGGGCAAGCTGTATAACTGCATCAAGAGATGCTGTCTTTACAGTCTTCTTTTTCGGCCCTCGCTTCGTGGTATTGGTTTCTGGATCTACAAGAGACATTAGAATACTCCCTTAAATGTTCCGCCGCGCTTTTTCATGACAGCACCGCCCTGCTTCTTTGGTAACTTGGCAAGCTTATCGGCACGTTCCTGCCTAATGACAAGAAATCTATCGTACTCGTTGTCAGGGAGCTTTGTTACATCCCTGTCAGCCTGTTTCATAATTTCTTTGTCACTACGCATTTTATGAATATACCTTAAATAAGTCGCCTATACCAGAACGCATGTCAACCTTGCCGCCGCGCTTGTATCTGCGGACCTGTGATGGTTTAGCCTGCAACGGTGCTAGATCGATGTATGTCACTGGATACTTAGTTGAAGCATCAACAAAACCATTCATAGTTTCCTGCTGCACCTTGTCAACTGTTCCCACTTCAATCCCCGGGTACATCTCCTTTAGCTCTTTTATAACTTTTTCCTGCGGAGTCTTGTACCGTGACACATATGGTGCAAGCTCTTTAGTGTTTTCAGTCTGACCTACCCTTTTTTCCGCCAAGTCACGATAGTCAGGGATATAGTATCGGTTTGATCCCTCACTCGCTGCCTTCTTAATCATCTGATGAAGCTGGTATCTCGCAACCTGCTCTTGCGTTTCAAATGGTAGGGGATTGGTGAACTCTGGAGCTACATCCTGAAACCCCACAGATCCGTCTGAAAAATCTATTGGATCTTGAGAAAACCTAGTTGCCATAGTGTTAAACCTGCCACCATCTATAGCAAGTTTCCCTTGATTCTGCCTATAGTGTGCATATTCAAAAGCTGTTTGTTTGTTGGGAGCAGCGCCTTCGATTGCATCACCGTAGATATTCATAACGCGATCTTTAGCGTCGCGTATTCTCTTTTCCTGATCCTCGATGCTTTGTTTAAACAAATCGTCTTCTGAAACTAACTTTCTAAAAGAAGCTGCATCCTTGCGAAGTAGTTTAGGGTCTACCTTGTTAGCTACTTTAGGAAGAAGATTTTTAGCCTGTGCTAGCGCTTCATCAAAAGGCGCTCTCTCCATAACACCCGGGGCAGAACCACGCGCCAGTGTGTTGGTAATAGAGCTTTGCTCAAAAACATTTTTGAATTCATTCTGAACATTGTCAATCAGTCTGCCTGCGGCAATCAACGCATCCTCTTCCGCCACGTTTTTTGCGACTGGAATATCAAGAACTTCCTTTAGTTCTGCGTCGTTTAAAGGAGCGCGGATAACTGGCTTGATTCTAAGGGAACTTCCCTCACCTAACCTCAGAGACCTGTCAGTAGCCAGCTTCAAAACTTTTTGTATCTGGTCGTCAGAAAGTGTGTCTAGAGCACGGCTGTCCTCAATAACGGCCTGCTTTATTATTTTATCGAAATCAGATTCAACCCGCATTTCTAGACCCGCCCTGTCTGTGGGGCTAAGTCGAGCACGGCTAAGATCTCGTAGTTGTTCACCAAATTTTGCGTCAGCGTTTCTGTTTGTTCCAATGCGCGGGAACATAAGGTTTCTCCGGCGTACACCACCAAAGTTAGCCTCATGAGTTCTCTGATTACTCTGGATCTCCTTGAGCATTCTGGTTTCATCATCAATGCTGGTGATGGCATCGTTCAGTGTTCTGTACTGCGCTCCGTCCTCGATCTTTTGCTCAATCGCCTTGAAAGTCTTAACTTTGTCAGGAGTTAGCTGGACAAAGTTCTCGCCGATCACGCCTTCTCTTGCAGCAGCGCCTTTATACACCGACCACAAATCAGACTGGTTTTCTTCCAGCATAGTAGACTTGCCGCCCATACCTACATCGTCAAAGGTGCTCTGTCTGCCATGCCCAATAGTACCCTTCTCACTGTGATGCGAAGCACTGTGAAAAGCTCCGGGGGCTACGTCGATATCTCCAGCAGCGAATTTTGCATCCCGGAACACAATTTCTTCATATCCACCAAAATTTCTAACGGGATCTCCGGGGTTTATGTCAAACATGCGCTGGTCATCAAGGTGCATCATGCCGCCATCAACCATTTCAATGCGGGGACTGTTGCCCANATGAAAATCTAAAACATCATCTACCGGAATCTTGCGATTGGCATTCTCCGCCAAGAACTTATCAAGACCCGATGTCTCTAATTCTAAGTCAGTGACCGAAGGCTGATTCTTCAAACGCGCCAAATACTGTGCACCAGTCAAGCCCTTTTTACCAATATTCATACCCGGAGGATTCTCAAGAAGCGCCTGCGCGGCAGGTAAATAATCAATACCACCTAACGCCTCATCACCTACAAATACATCCTCCTGTAAAGCAGGGTTGATATTACGCTCAACGCCCGGGGTCCCCGGTGCACCAACCGTCTTCTCAAGTGGCACGAAACCATCTGACCCAGCTTCCTTGACCATAGGTCTTACGGGCTGTTCTATACCAAAAAAGTCCGAGTACTCATCAATAGCTTTCTGTCGTGCCGCACGTTCTGCTGGCTCAAAAGCTTCCGGGTTACTTCTGAAATCACGCGGATTTAAAACACTGTAGTTTCCAAAACCCGGCGCTGTAGCAAAATCTTCAATCGTTTTAATCTCGCCCGACGCAATAGCGTTTGGAAGCATTCTCTCCAGAGAAAGCATGTTCAATGGCTTTCCACCATCAGCTAATACTCGAGGCTCTAAACCAGAAACATCTGCAATTATCTCATCCTGCATGTTCAATAAACTTTTTGCGTGTTTTGCAGGATTTGTAACAGTCGATAGCCCCTCTACCTTCTCTTGACCAAAGCCTTTTTGCTTTACAGCCTTGTTAACCTTCTGCGTAATGTCCCCCGACAATGCAGGCAAATATCCAGCAACTCTGTCCCTTGGCACATCATAACGCACAACACGATAGTCCGTCGGTGTCGTCGCGCTGAACTTGCCCTGCATTAAAAAGTTTATATTCGTAGGCACTTTACTTGGATCAAGTGTCGCCGAAATAAGCTCTTCAGGAACTATCTCACCATCATCCGTCAACTTTATAACCCGATACATGGGCACAGAATCACCATAACCAAGATCATCTAAAGCCTGATTACTACGAGCCGTTGCCTCCGGGTCCCCTTTAACTCTAGCCGCAACCTCGGCACGATTAACCTTACCCGGCTCAATCGTCCAAGATGTCAGTAACTCCGGTGTGGTAAGATCAGATAACTCCTCAGAGGGCAAAGGCCCAAGGTCCGAGGGCGAAGCTTCCATCTCAATGTTGCCAGATCCCTTGACCTCGGTCCCCGAACCACGGGTCTTCTTCATAAACTTACCGATTAACGGAGCTATGCCCTCGAATGCCTTCTCAGCAATCTTACCACCAGCGGCACCA